GAGTGACGACCGAGAGCTAACTAAAAAAGAACGAGAGAAGCTGGAACGCGACCACACTCGGGCCGTTATGATGGCAGCCGGCATGGACGGCGTCCAGGTTCGCAAAGCTCTAAACAGAGGGGACTGAAATATGGAATCGGAAAATAAAACAGTGCAGCTGCCGCAAACCAGCCTGGGTATACACAACCTAATGATTGACCTATCGCTTGAGCTGGAGTGTATCGTGGGCGGATTTCAGAACTGGGATCTTGACCCCGATAACCTAAAACACATGGCAGCGGCTGCAAAAATCATCAAAGACATATCAAAATACTGTGATTACGATCAGGAATACGCTGACGCAAAAGAGCGGATACCGGAGATGATCAACAAGCTCGATAAAGCCTACCGAGAGGAGGAGCAGTAAAATGGTCACGCTACAAACATTTAAACTCTGCAAGAAGTTGCACGAGCTGAGGCCAGATTGGACACCGGAGGATAGACTATTTATCCGGCGCGAGGGTGACAATCCAGAAATTGTCAAAGATCCCAAATTTGTCTATCGGTTCGATGAAGCGCCGAGATTTACAGTCGACTATTTGTTGGAGAAGCTGCCGAACCGCATTCTTGATGGCTTCGACTACGGCATGCTGACGCTCTCCACTCGGCAAGGATCGTTCAGATATGGTTGGGTGGCATCTTACGACAACGACGCAGGCTATCCGATAGGCGACATATGCGGCGTTGCAGAAACCGCACTGGACGCGTTGCTAGAGCTGACTATCGAGATGATCGAGAGAGGGGAGATCTAACTATGTGGCCATCATGCGAAAAATGCGGCAGGCTCTGCATGAGACTTGATGACAAGCTATGTGTGTTTCATAGAGCTAATCGCGGCGACTACGACAAGTCAAGACCCAAGGCTCGCCGCAAGAAAGCCAAGCAGGCCGAGCCGGAGAAGCCGGAGAACGCCAAGCCAGTATTCCCGTGGTCGACCAAAGACGGATACTTCAATGGCGACATGTTCGAGGATTGGCTAAACTCGACGTTCGATCCAAGCGATCCATACTACGAGCTGCATCGCACGATTAAAGCTCGAGACGCTGACCTCTACCTGGAACTCGTGAACGAAATAACCGATATATTGAAATCGATGGTGCTGATGCGGAATCGGAATCGGTGGCAGTAGCTAGAAAGCCGGCGGATAATCCCCGCCGGCTATCTTGCCAGGTGCTACTTTAAGCGGCGGTAGCTTTTAGCTTTGGCTGCGTCATGCTCGTAGTAGGTAGTGATGGTGATGCCGTCGATAATCTTGCCGCAGATGTAGGCAGGGCCGCACATGCTTTTAGTTTTGTTTGACAGGCGGACGAACTCGCCACGCTCGGCAAAATGTAGAAGCTGTGGTACGTCATAGCTTTGCAAGGTTGTCATTTTGGTAGTCCTTTCGTTTAATTGATTGTACTTTTAGTATAGCAAACACGAGCGATAAAGTCAACCATTATTCCAAATAAAAACGGATAAAATACGCATAAAGTACGAGTAGCCTGTGGAAAACTCACAAGTAGTAAACGTAAACAATCGCACCAGAAGCCACGTAGCCACACGTAAGAGGTAGTAGAGCATTGATTAAACAAATTTGGTATTATTAAGACAGAAAAGGCTAGGAGGAACTATCAATGACTAAGACAAGCAGTACGACGAAAACAAAGCGAAAGAAAACAGCAATACCTACGTATAAGTGGGACGTGGTTCAAGCCGAGCATGAATACGTAACCAACTCAAAGATGACCATACTTGAAATATCAAAAAAGTATGGGGTAAGCAATCGAACAGTTTCAATTTACGCCGCAAAACATGAATGGACGGAGAAGCGCAAGGTGTGTATGGACAGAGCGCTCGAGAAGACTATGGACGAACACGCCAAAATGATATCGGAGCGAAACACCGCCCACCTGGGTATGTGGAGAAACGCACAGATAGCAGCCATGAATTCCCTGAAGCGAGCCGACAGCCAGAAAAAAACAGGTGACGTGACTAAATCGATTTACGCCCTCCAGGCCGCCATCGACGGCGAACGAAAAACCCTAGGCCTGCCAACCGTCATCAACAAGACCAGCGAGCCGACCGACGACCAGGAGCGCGACACCTTAAACCTAGTGGAAGCCGCCGAGCGAGCTGAGCAGTTGCTCAAGGAAGCAGATGAAAAGGCCGGCGAATCTTGATGAAGCGCGTGCCATCGCCGCCGTCATGGAAGCCAGCCGCCGAGATCCGAACTTTTACGTAGAGAACGTCATCGGTGACAATTTGTGGGATAAGCAGCAGGAGGTGCTGCGAGCGATTGCCAAAAACCGTATCGTAACCGTCGCCAGCTGCCACGGCATTGGCAAGACGCACCTCGCCGCCCGAGCCGCTCACCAGTTCCTGAACACTTACAAAAACAGCTATATAGTGACCACCGCGCCGACGTTCCGCCAGGTTGAGGAGTTGCTCTGGCGACAGATCCGCGCCGTCCACAAAAAATCGGCCATGGCGAGAAGCGGCCGCCTGCTGAAAACCATGCTGGAATATTCAGACGAATGGTTCGCGATTGGCGTTAGCTCCGACGACACCGACAAAATCCAGGGATTTCACCCAGCTAGCGGAAATATCCTGGTGATCGTTGACGAGGCGGCCGGTGTGTCCGAAGAGACGTTCGTCGCCGTCGAGGCCATCATGACATCACTCGGCGCTCACGCTTTGTTCATCGGAAACCCCACCAAGCTGAGCGGCACGTTTTATAACAGCCATCACATCGACCCGAAAAGCTGCAAGATACGAATCAGCTGCTTCGATACTCCGAACTTCACCAACAATGGAATCGAGACCATCGAGGACTTGAAAAATCTGGACGAGGAGGCGCTGGAGATTGTCGCACCATACCTGATCACGCCGCAATGGGCCGCCGACAAGATAACGCGGTGGGGCGTGGACACGCCGATGTTTCAAAGCCGCGTGCTTGGCCAGTTCCCGACCGCCGAAGTCAACACGCTCATACCGCTTGAATTTATCGAGGCGGCAATGACACCGGAGCGACTGGCTGAGCTGCAAGCCGCACAGAGCAAAGACGAGCCGCTGAGCGTTGGCGTGGACGTGGCTCGCTTCGGCGACGACAAGACTGTCATCACCAGGCGCAAGGGCAGTATCGTCACCAACCAGCACGCCTACTCGAAAGAAGACACTGAGCAAACAGCAGGCCGCGTCAAGATGATTTATCCAGCGCCAGAGTTCATCGGCATTGACGAGGACGGCCTCGGTGGTGGCGTGGTCGACAAGCTGACCCACGACAAGATCGACGGCGTGGTCGGCATACTCAACAACTCATCGGCGCGCAAAGACGATACCGGGCTGACATTCGTGAATCTGCGGTCGCAGCTGTGGTGGAACTTGGCCGAGCGCTTCAAGAGCGGCAAGATTTACATACCGCCAGAATTCACCGAACTGGCCGCCGAGCTATCGGCAATCCGCTACGACATTACGCGGCAAGGAATCGCCGTGGAGACCAAAGAGCAGCTGAAGAAACGCCTGCATCGCTCACCAGATAGAGCCGACAGTTTGATGTATGCGTTTGCCAACTTTGTCCAGCAAGCCGAAGTTCAGCGAATCGCCGTGGCGAGGAGGCGACAAAAATAACCGCTATGGTGTACAATGATTTTATAAAGCTATAACAAAGTAGGAAGCGCGCTCAATGAATATCAGCCTAACATTTGCCAAAGACAAAAAAGACAAGCGGACACCGCCGAAGCTCGACCAGCAAACTGGCTCGGCAGTGACCAAGATGCAGAAGCTGTACGAGAAGTACGCGGTGGACAACCGCAAGCTCAAGGCGGCCGACTTCGAGAAGCTACGCAGCATTGACGGCACATTCCTGGCCATCAACAACCTGCTGACGCTGCCGATTTTGGCGAGCGAGTGGGCGATTGAAGCAGACGAAGAATTCGACCCGACCGGCGAGCAGGCCGAACTGGTAAGAAATTCTTTCGAGTTGCCGCCAGAACGCGGCGGCATGTCGACGCCATTCCACTTGGTGCTGGCTGAGATGTTGCGAGCTTTGAGCGAGGGCTATCGATACTTTGAAAAGGTCTACACACTAAACGCCGACGGCAAAATCGTCTACCGCAAGATTGCCGGCTACGACGCAAACACAATCACCATCAGGACTGACGACAAGGGTGGCTTCGACGGAGCTGATCAGCGGGTGAACCCAGGCGAAGAGCCAGTCCACATACCAGTCGAGAAATCATTCCTCTTTACGAATAGCAAGGAACGCAACTGGCTCAAAGGCGAGAGTTTGTTCACCGCGGCTGCCTACCACTGTGAGGAGAAGCACAAGCTGTACTACTTCGGCCGCTTGCAGGCACAATCCGGATCAGTGCCGCCACGCACCGCCATTGCCGCTGAGCGGTCAACCTCTGAACAGATGAGCGAAGTGGCCGAGCGGCTGTCGGATACAGTCGAGATGAACAGCGCCGTGGTGATGCCGTTCGGATATCAGCTGGCCAACTCAGGCACAAACCAGCGAGTGGACATCATGCCGCTTATTGACCATCACAACCGCGAAATGACCAGAAGCGTGCTAGCCCAGGCAATCATGCTTGGTGACAATTCGGGCGGAAGCTGGGCGTTGAGCAAAGACCAAACCGACCTGCTAAATCTGGTGCTTGAGGGAATCATGAAGAACGTCGAGTACCACATCAACGCCTACCTGATACCGGATTTGACGGAGCTGAACTTTGCCAAGCCGAGCTATCCGCGGTTCAAGTTTGCCAAGCTGGCCGACAGCACAGTCGGCATGCTATCCGACGCATTCACCCAAATCCTATCGCAGCGGCCAGAAGCTCTGTCCGACGAGCTGGTGCAAGCGATTGTGGAGCGCATGGCTTTGCAGATGGGAATTGACTTGAGCGAGATTGAAAAGGCGCAGGCAGAAGCCAAGCTCGACCAGAAGTCACGACCAGAGGAATCCTCCCGTTTTTTATCGAGCAGCGCCGAACCGACATGGCGGCGCGAACTGAACGACGCTGAAAAAAACGTGAACCTGTCCGCCCTCGACAAGAAAATGGACACGCTCGAGGACACGCTCGACGCAGAGACCGAATCAATATTCGAGGCGGTGAAAGACGAGGCCACGGAAGCGCTCAAAACGCTTGAAAAGCAAGGCAAGGAGCTAAGTTATAAGGTTAGCCAGAAATTGCGACAACGCTACTTCAAAACGCTTCAAACAGCAATGACAGACGGCTTCAATTATGGCAAAACCGCAGCAGCCAACGAACTCGGCAAATTAGCGCCGGCGACAGACAAGGCCGACAAGCAACGAATAGCCGAGCGGGCGCAAGAGTTTGTCGACCTGCAATTCGGTGATGTCGAGGCTGAGATAGCCGCACTGGTCGGCGGCCAGGGTTCGAGCGAGATGGCGCGCCGGCATTTCAGCGAGGGAATTATTGACGACGTGCTGGACGACCTGGCGATAGCACTGCTGGCGTATTTGGCCGCCCACACCAAGCCAGGCAATACCGTGGCGGTGGCCGAATCAATCAACACCGGCCGAAGCAAGACGTTTAAGAAGTACGACGAGGATATCGACCGATACGTCTACTCGGCGATCCTCGACAAGAAAACCTGCCAGACCTGCCGCGAGCTGGACGAAAAAGTAGCAACACCAGAAGAATACGCCACCACGCCGTGGCAAACACCGATCCACTTCAGATGCCGCTGTATCTGGATTGCGGTGCTTGCCGAGGAAGAAGAGAAGCCAGAGATAACCGGAATGCCGACCATCGCCGGCGGATTAGCAGGAAGTCAGCTGCTGCAACCATCTACCCAAAAGTGATCAAAATATGCTATTGTTAAAACAGAGGAATAAATGTCATGACCAAGATTAATCAACACAACAATACGCGAACGGTAGTGATGCTCTCCAGCAGCACACTATCCGCCAAGGACAAGGGCGAAGAGGGCGACTGGAAAGGCCGCCGCTTCCGCAAACAGATAGCGGCTTTTGGCCAGCTGTATTCTCCGTTTGATGGCGAAGAGTGCGAACTGCTAGACGAAGCATGGGCCGAGGAAATGCTGGCTAACTTTGAGGCCAAGCAGAGCGGCAAGATTCCAACGCTGCCACGAGTGAGTATTCCGTTTGATCACTGGAGCGGCACGAAAGACAACGCCGGCGAGGTAGTGGCCCTGGAGATTGTGCCGGGCGACGGCGTGTACGCCACGCTGGAAATCCGCGACTACGAGGCTTTATACCGACTGGAGCAGGACTTGGTGTTCGACGTATCGATGTGCTTCAACTGGCACTACATCGATACCCGAACTGGCGAAGACCGCGGAATCGTGCTAGAGCATGTCGCTCTGGTCAATGACCCATTTATCACTGGCATGAACGCATTTGAAGAAGCACCTGAGCAATTGAAGCGAGACGAGGTAGAAAAAGCCGAAGCCTACCTCGATAACTTCAATCGCCGGACGAATGCGGTCGTGATGTTTAGTAAAAATAAAGTAGAGGAGCTTGCAAAAATGCGCAAACATTTCAGCAAAGACACCGAGGGCGAACAGCCAGAGGTTGTCGAAGTAACCAATGACCGCGACTTTGATGTGGTCATAACCGTTAAAAATGATGACGGCGAAGATGTCAGCAAAACCGTCAAAGCTGGCGAAACCGTAGAAGTTCCAGCCGACCAGGAAGAGGCTGTGAAAAAGCAGATTGCCGACGCAAAAGACCCGAATGAAGAGGGCGAGGGCGACGACAAAGAAAACATGTCTCGTGAGGGCGAGCAGGACGAGGACAAAGACGGTGACGACAAAGCTGACGAGGGTGATGGCGAAGCTGGCGAGACCGACAAGAAAGGCGAGGGCGACGACAAAGAAAACCTGAGCCGCAGCGAGCGCGAGGAGCTATCACGGCTACGCGCTGAGCGAAACCAAGCCAAAGCTGAGACCGCCTATCAGACAATGCTGTCCGCTGGCATGATTGTCCCAGCTCAAAAAGACGCGTTCATGCAGCTGCACCAGAACCTAAGCAAGGCCGGCGGCCGCGTCGAGTTTAGCCGCGATGGCAAAAAAGTTGAATTATCTACAACAGAATTGCTAGAGGAGCTTGTAAAAGCAGGCGGTAAGCGTGTACAATTTAATCAGACGGGCTCGACGAACGGCGAAGCCGCTGACAAAGACGACGCAGCGATAAGCAAGAATCTGTCACAAGAGGAAGTCGAAGGATTAAAAGCCAACGGCATCACTACGAAGCAGATCGATGAATTGGCAGCGAAGTCGCCAGCATATGCCGAGGCGATGGCTCGAGTAAAAAGTAACGAATAAAAGGATTTGAAATGACTGCAATCACTTCATTCAAAGATGTTGCTCGTCAAGAGAACAACATCGGCCATCTGAAGCTTGCGCCAGGCGTGAGCATTCCAGAGGGCGCGCTAGTCGGCGTGAACGCGCAGGGCTTGGCAACCAACGCAGCTGAATCTACAGCTGATAAAGTTGTCGGCGTTGCGGCAAGTCCAGCAGGCGCAGGGCTTGGCAAAACTGCTGACCACGTCCAGTTCTGGACATACGGTGTGATTACCGTGAACGCAGCGTTCTCTGCAAAGCAGAGCGACATCGCTGCTTACGTAAAAGTTAAAGATAACCAAACCGTAGATAAGGTGACTTTGCCAGCCGACGCCGGCAAAGAGTGCGGCCGCATCGTCGAGGTGCTGAGCTCAAGCAAAATCCGCATCGCTCTAAAAACGGTTTAATAAAGGATTGAAAAGACATGGAACCAGTATTAGAACAATCAATCCTGACCAACTTCTTCGAGGCTTACGAAGCAACCGAATCGACCTCTGAAGAGCTCGCCATGAAAGTTACTTCAAAGGGCGCTTCTGAAGACTACGGCTGGCTTGGTCAGATGCACGGTCTGCGCGAAATGTTAGGCGAGCGCGTGCCGCAGAAACTCAAGGCCTACAAATACGCGCTGCCGAACCGCGAGTTCGAAGATTCAGTCGAAGTCAAGCACTCAGACATTAAGGACGACAAGACCGGTAAATATCTGACGACTGCGCGTTCAATCGGCCAGTTGGTCAAAGAATTCCCAGATGAGCAAATCTATGGGGAATTAATGCCAAACGGCGAGAACGCGCCATGCTACGACGGTCAGAACTTCTTCGATACCGATCACCCGATCAACGAAGAGACCTCTGCTGTTCAGTCAAACTACTTTACCAGCACGCCGCTTACAGCCGAGAACTTCGCTAAGGTTCGCTTGGCAATGTTGAGCTTCAAGGGTGACAAGGGTAAAGCCGTCAATAAGAAGCTTGACCTGCGCTTGGTCGTTCCTGTACAGTTAGAGGCTGCCGCAAAAGCCATCGTCGAACAAGAGAATATCGTCGAGGGCGGCGTTGCAGTCAAGAACCCTAACTACGGCGCAGCTAAGGTTAAGGTCTCCAGCGAATTAACCGCTGAAAAAGACTGGTACTTGATCAACGTCGCCGGCGAAATCCGGGCGTTCGTGATCCAGGAACGCGAGTACGAGCCGTTGAGCTTCCTCGGCGAAAACAGCGAAAAGGGCTGGTGGAATAAGAAGTATTACTTCGGCACCTACTGGCGCGGCGCATTCGGCTACGGCTTGTGGCATCGAGCTATCAAGTGTAAAGGCTAACCGCCGACACGCAGAGAAATCGTCTCCATCGGGGGCGATTTTTGTGTTACAATTTAAGTATGAACTAACTTCATAAGAAAGGGATCGAAATGTCAAAAGTATCACTACGGCTATCCAACGAGATAATCACCAACGGCTTGTCTCGGCGGCGCGCCGGCTTGGTTATCCAGCCAGGCAAACCACAAGAGTTTGACGTTGACGACGAGCAATTAGAAGCTTTGCTCGATGACGCGTTCATCGAGGTCACTGTCCTTGATGAAACCGCTTCAGAAGCGACGGAAGCTACTGAGACGACTACTGAGCCAGAAGTTGTCGAGGGCGAGGTTGAAACCGCTTCAGACGAGGGCGACGCAGAAGTCGAAGAGGCTGCTGACATACCAACTCCATCAAGCATTAAAAAGCAACCACGCGAAGCTGTCGTGGCGCAGGCCAAAGAGCTTGGAATCGAGCTGGACTACGAAAACGAGACCGCTGTCACCAAGCAGGTGATGGCTGACGCTATCGTTGCGGCTCTCAAGGCGCAAAAGGAAGCTGCCGAAGCAGCACCGGAGGCGTAGAACTTTCATGAGCGCCAAGAACTTCGCCTCCCTGCACGATATCCGGCGAGAAGCTGGACTGTTGCGGCAGACTACCGACAAGCACGTCATCGGTGAAGTTGATGGCGCGAACCGAGTGTTTTACGCATCGCAAGCACCGATCGTTGACCGCGACGGTGATGATGAGGTCACTAAAGCAGATGTCACTGCCTACGTTGACGATGACGCGGTGGCGGTTGAATCGGTGGACGCTGCCACTGGTGCTGTCGTCCTGGTTAAAGCGCCAAAGCCAAACGCCAGGGTTATCCTGGCCTACGAGTTCTCGGCCATCGAGCAGTCGGAAATTGAGCGGCGGAGACAATCGGCCGAGGATTGGCTGAAGCGGAAAGTCTCCCGAGTTTATAACTGGGCGGCGCTGGACATGGCGAATTTTCCAGATGTGTGGGAAGACGCAGTCAGACTTTACGCGGCCGCTCTGCTGCAAATTAGCGACTGGGGAACGAACGTCGATGTTGACGGTTCGAGCAAAGATGGCTACATGAAGCTGAAAACCGCCAAGCAGATGCTCGACGAGTGGGTCGAGGACGCGGCCAACCTAGACCCGACCGACCCAAACATTGCGGCAGCTACCTCGGGAGCGTTTGCCAGCGATGGCGACCTGGTCGGTCGAATCAAGGGAAACCGAGCGCCGCTTGGCCCTGAAGCTGAATTCTTCAATAAGAGGCGGTAGTCATGGCGATTTATATCTCTGGACATGTCGAGGGAGATGTACAGATATCCCGGCAATTTATGGGATTGGAAACCAACCTCCAGAACTTTCACAAGCCACTCGATAAGTCACGCAAGCAGCTGCTGAAAACCACCGACGCGAACTTCGGCGTATCTGGCGCGTTGATGGGTGGCTGGCAGCCGAGAACGCAGATATACTCCTGGCCACTTTTACAACGAACCGGGAGAATGCGAGGAGACTTCCGCTCCAGCGTCAAAGTGAGCCGCATGGAGATTTGGAATCCAACGCCATACTTCAAATACCATCAGAGCAACCGACCGCGCAGGAAGCTGCCGCGACGTGTTATGTTAAAAATAATCGCGCAAGACAAACGGCGAATCATGAAGTTCTTTCATGAGTGGCTGGTTGACGAAGTGCGGGAATCGAGGAGGGGCTAATGCCATTAAACCGAGCGCAATACCGTGATCCAGTGATCGCGGCCATCATCAACTATTTAAAGCCGAAAGCACACCCAGACATTCGTACGTGGTATTATGGTGACACGCTGCTGATTAGCAAGAGCATGCTGCCAGCGGTGAGCGTGGCCATCGATGGCATGACACTTGAAACAGATTCGACCGGTGACGACGTGACCAAAATGGCAATCACTATCAGCGTTATCACCGACATCAATGCTAACCAAGGCCGCGACTTTGACGTTGAAGCTGGCACAACGGAGCTTTACGAGATTGTCTCTGGCAAGGACGACAACTTCATCTACACCGATGACAGTATCATGCGACTGCTCCGTGAGAGGGTGCAGTTAGCATACGCAACCACGCCAGACGGCGAATCGGTGAGCGTCATGCTCGGCATTGAAGACCAGCCACTGAGCGTCGACTTCGGAATTGGCGTGGAGCGGCGCGGGCCTGGCATTTTCAGCGTTGAAGCGGCAATCCACACGACCGCCTACATTTACGCTCCGAAAATCGAGGAGAAGCACTAGCTGTCAAAAAGCTTCTGCCGTGCTACAATTAAAAGCAGAGGAGAACTCGATGGCAGAACTAAATACCAAACCAACCAAACCAGCGCCGGAAGTTGCACCTGAGCCGGCGGATTCTGGTGTCAAGGAAGCGTACTACTTCCCTGATTTTGAGGGTCACGAAATATCAGTCCAGGCCACCTCACAAGAGGAGGCTGTAAAATTGGCAAAAGAAAAAATCGCCAAGGAGGTAAACAATGGCTAAAGTTATCGGCCGACTGACCACCATATTTATCGGCAATGAGACTACCCGAGGTACGCTCGGTACGCCGACATTCGCAGTGCCAACCAAAACACTGAGCATTGACGACAAGCCGACATACGTTCACAACGATAGCGCCTACGGCAACATTTCAGAACACAACGCCAGCGACGTTATCAACGTGACCGCTGAGGGTGGATACGACGGCAAAGTATTCGATCACATTATCGGCGCGGAGCTGCGAGCCGTGTTCGGCCAAGCTCCAACCACGACCGACAAGACCGGGGCGAAGCAGCACGTGTTCAAAATGGCAAACAACAACAGCCACGATTCACTCTCGATTTTCATCAAAGAGATCGAGCAGAAGTATTCGTACGAGCTGGGTATGGTTGAATCGTTCACGATCACCGCAGCAATCGACGACTATCTGATGAGAAGCATTGACTTCAAGTCGCGCCGCTCAAAGGCTTGGACACCTGCGATACCGCCAGCGTACACTCGCGGCAATGAATTCTTGGCGCGCAACCTGACAGTGAAGATGGCCGACAACGCGGCAGGGCTTGCTGCTTCGCCAGCACGAAAAATCAAGTCATTCTCTCTTGAGATTTCAAAGAACCTGGACGTACAGTACGTATTCGGCACTGACACACCAGACGACATTCAGAACCAGCAGCTGAACGTAACCGGGTCGTTTGACTACTACCCAGCACAAGAGGACGTGCGACAAGTATGCCTGAGCGGCAAGCCGCAGGCTATCCAGTTTATTGCTGAGAACAAGGCGGTGAACATCGGCACTGGCCAACACCCAACGCTACAGTTTGATTTCCCAACCGTAGCGATTACCGAAGACAGCCGAAGCCGTGACAACAACGCAGTCGAGACACGAAGCGCGAAGTTCCAGGCGAACTACAGCCTCGAGGACGCTGCAGCGATCACCGCAACGCTGATAAACATGGTTACTAAATATTAATTCGAGCAAAGGAGTAGGAGATGCCACGAATTAGCAAAGAGAATATCAAAATTACAACGCCAGTGCTTGGCTGCGACGTCGAGCTACTGCCATACGCCACAGCAGAACTGTCGCAAATGAATGAGGCGGTGTTCTTGGCTTATGCGAACTTTGACCTCAACGGAGCGGTTCAGGGCGAATCAATGAGCGAGGACGATATCAAAGAGACCATGCGCTTTGACAAGCTGCCAGCAACCGCAATCAGCGAAATCAAAAACAACGCTATAAAGTTTTTGGTGGTCACCGTTGACGGCGACGACTTCGCCGGCGATGATGACGCTAAGCTCAAGAGCTTGCTGAAACTGCCACGTGAGGACTTTGACTTTATCCAGGAAAAGATCGAGGAGATCACAGGAGAAGTCATGAACCCAAAAGGCGAGCAAAAATCAGCGCAGCCTACGCCAAAGCAATAGCCGGCGTCAAGCACGCGAAAATACCGCAGGAGATCCAAATAGCTACTATATGCCAGACTATGAGCTGGACATTTCAGGACTACGTAAGCCAACCTCACTGGTTGATTCAAGCCATCGAGATAAAACTAAACGAGGAGGGCTACGAAGCCGAGCGCCAGGAGGCGGAGATGAGACGAAAATCTAAATATTAAGGGGTAGCAATGGACGACAGCCAGCTCAGACTTGTGATTGAAGCGCAGAACCGGGCGAGTAAGACGCTCAGCCAGATTCAGCGCGATGTCGAGAAGTTGAGCAGCTCGATGAAGTCGAGCATGTCGTCCGCTGCCGGCTCGACCTCATCATTTGCCTCCAAAGCAGCAAGCGCCCTGGACGGCATGGCCTCAGGGATCATGAAGCTGATCAAGACCGCCGCCGCATTCACAGCCGGCGGTGCTTTTGGTGGCAAATATTTCGTCGACCTTGCCAGCAGTCTGCAGATGACGCAGCGCCAGATTGGCGTTTTGACCGGCAGCGTTGGTGAAGCGAACAAAGTATTCGGCCAGCTGTACAATTATACGCTCGGCAAGCCGATTGCATTCCCAGACGCTTCCAAGGCAGCCAAAACGCTGCTAGGATACGGCCGAACCACACAAACCGTCGTCAAGGACATGGACACATTATCTCGCATGTCTATCGTCAACGGCGCAGACCTGCAAGCCCTAGCGTTAGTATTCGGCCAGGTGACCAGCCGCGGCGCATTGTTTGGCCAGGACGCGCTCCAGCTGATCAACAACAATATTCCACTGACGACAATCCTCGCTCGGCATTTTGGCATATCGATGCAGGAAGCCAGCGAGAAGATAAACGGCGGAAAAGTTAAGGCTGAAGAGTTCGTCAAGGCGATGGAGAACTACGCGGCCAGCCTCGACATCACTCAGATGACCGACACATTCCAAAACCGCATGATAAGCCTGAGCGGGACGATACGAAGCGTCGGCTTGGAAATCCTGGGAATCAAGATTGACCCGATAAAAGGCATGGTGATTGAAGCCGGCGGACTGTTTGATCAGATGAGCAACCGCGTCACCGAGACCACGAAATTTATCAAAGAGCATCGCGAGGAAATCGTCAAAGTGGTGACGTTCATCTTGCAAAACGCAGTCCCAGCGCTCAAAGTTCTAATTGGCATGTATGTCGCCGCCAAAGCGGCCGCTCTCGGCTTTAAGACCGCGGTGGCAGTTAGCGACATCAGCAAAGGCTGGAAAGACGTGACGAAAGTCACGAAAGAGGGAGCGTCAGCCTGGACGTTTGTCGGCGCAGCTGCAAAGACTGCCGTCAAGGGAATAACCAGCGCGCTTGGTGTGATGGGAACGGTTGGCAAGGTGGTATTTTCAGGCCTGAGCAGCGGAGCGGCAGGACTTGGAGCGGCTATCAGCTCGATACCGATCATCGGGTGGATAGCTATCGTCATCACTGCAGTGGTTGGATTTGTCGCTTGGCTTTACGCCACAAACGAGGGATTCCGAAACTTCGTCAACGGAATCGTCAGTCAGATCGGAGCGGTGCTGGGGCAAATCGGCTCAGTGATTGGCTCTGTCATTGGAAACGTAGCAGGCGTGATAGGCTCAGTGATTGGCGTGGTGGTAAATATCGTCGGCACGATCGCAGGAGCGATTGGAACTGCCGCAAGCGTCATCGGCTCGGTGATAGGTGTGATTGTCGGCGTAGTGGCGAAAGGGATCAGCGTTGTCGTTGGCGTGATAAGCACCATCGTTGGTGTGATAAGCAACGTCATCAGCACGATATTAACCATTCTGACCCCTGTATTTCAGATTGTCGATTTGATAATAACCGCCATCGTCGGATTTGGCCAGATAGTCTGGACTATTTTCAGTGGAATCGCAGAAGTCGTCTGGACGATAATAAGCACCATTGTGCAGATCATTGGCGTAGTGCTTTACGGCACAATTATGGCCATCTGGAATAATGTACTTGTGCCATTTGGCGAAGCAGTCGGCTACATCTTTACTCATATGGGTGAAGTCATCAGCGCCGTGATGACATTCGTTATCACCATAGTATCGACGGTTTGGAACGCCATCGTTGCTGTGGTAACGCCGATATTGCAGGTCATCTGGACGGTGATATCGACAGTATTCAACGCTATTGTCGGCGTAATAAGCAGCGTGATGAGTGTCATCTGGGGAGTGATCACGGCGGTTTGGAACGCCATACTGCCGTTCATTCAGCCGATACTCAACGTGATGAGCGCCGTCATCAGCACAGTATTCGGCGGCATTGCAGCCGTGGTAAACAGCCTGATGAACGCCATCAAGACCTACATTATTAATCCAGTGGCCACCGCAGTCGGCTACGTTGTCGGCACTGTCGGCCAGATTGCCACCTCGATCAAGAACGCAGTCCAGAACGCCTACAACGCAGTGGCCGGTTTCATCGGCAACTTTACCAGCGCCGGCAAGAATCTTATCGACGGCCTGGTCAAGGGCGTGATGGGCGCGAAAGACGCGGTGGTCAATAAAATCAAGGAAATCTGTAGCGGCGCGCTCGATGCCGTGAAGAACTTCTTCGGCATTAAGTCACCGAGCCGCGTGATGGCGCAGATGGGTAAATTTATGATGCAAGGTTGGAGCGGCGGCTTGGAAAGCATGCGAGACGCTGTCGTTAAAACCGCCACAGACATCGCTAGCGACGTTTACGACGGTTTGAGCGGTGACATGTCATTTGGCGGCTTATCGTTCGCAGGAAGCGGTATCAACGGGTCAGGAGCGACGCTCGCTGGCAGCGGAGGCGTTACTAACGTCAGTAATTCTGGCGGCAACCGAAATACGACAAACCAGTTCAATGGACAAATTGTAATAAACACGCCAGAGGCAGCCGACGCGTTCTTCAAGAGACTTGACCGCGATGGCGACCTGGCATCGATGGGAGTACCGACGTAATGAACGGCGACAGACGCAGATTTTTATTAAACGGATTTGACCTCAACAACGGCGGCAACGTCCGAGTGCAATCCACAAACCTATTCGGCATAGCCAAGCGAACCGTCGATAGCGGCGAGCTGGCACGCGACGACGGCCGAATCTTGCTGAACAGCGGCCACTTTGCAGGGCGAACCATCTCTGTCGCCGGGCAAGTTTCAGCGTCGAGCCAGCGGGAATGCGACTGGCTAATCGACTGGTTGAAGCGAACGTTGACATTCGGCCAGAAAATCGAGCTAGCAACAAACTTCCCAGAGGGATACCGTATTTGGAGCGGCGTGGCCACGAACCTAAATATCAGCCGCGGATCATTCGACGTGAGCCGCGCCGGCTTCAGCTTTGAGATGGAGTGCGAATCGCCGGCAGCGAGGTCGTCGGTCGGCTTGATTGATTTCAGCGCCGTCACAAACATAAGCACAGCCGCAAGCGCTATCTCCGTCGAAAACATCGGGACATATCGAGCAAAACCTACTATAATCATTAGCAGCAGCAGCAGCAGCAGCAGCAGCACTGAGATAACGCTTGGAAATCCAGACAGCAGCGAATATCTAACATTCAATGCGAACCTGAAAGCCGGCGACGTGATAACGGTCGATTGTGAAGCTAAGACTATTATCCACAACAGTATGCAGCTGCGAGCCAGCGGCACATTCCCATGCTGGGAATATGGAGCGGGAATGCTTGAATATCAGGACAATCTGGCCGCGCGAAACCACCAGCTGCGAGCCGTTTATAATCCAAAGTATATCTAACAGGAGGGAAGCAATGCCAAAAACCTACAACGAACGAAAGCGCTCAGTCAAGTTCCTACTCGGGATTGAAGTCGAGAAGCGAACAGGCGGCGTTTATGCTGGCTTGCTTGAAAAACACCCAAGCTACACTGGCGACACCAAAAGCGAGCCAAAAGAAAATTACAAAAGAGGCAAGGTGTCTTCCTGGAAAATTGACGACAAGGACGGCACAGCCACCAACGACAGCGTCGTGGCGATTCAAGTGCCGGGCGGCGTTTTCAGATATTGGGCGTTATTTACGGCAGAGACCGGCGGCGAGATGATCGCGTTTGACGCATTACCATGGCCACTCGAAGTCATGGCTCCTGAGACGCTGCAAGTGCAGCCAGGCAACCTAACTATTTTGGAGGCTTAGCCGATGGCGCAGCTCCAGACGAAAAAGCCTCGGTCGTGTTCTATTACCGGAGGCGGCGACTATTTCTATACTTGGCAGAACACCGAGATTGAGCCATATACTGGCGAATTTCATTCGTCTCTGGTGTTGTCAGGCAGCAATACCGTAAACATCGGACGAGCGAAGCTGCGAATTGACGGCCAGGAGATCAGCAACGTCCATGTTGGCAGCATTGCCAACTTTTACAGTCCACAATTTACGTTGACTGGCGCGCTGGCCGACTGGGGCGTGACGGCCGAGCAGTTGAAGAGCGGCAACGTCGGCTTCTCCTTTAAGTTCAAGATAATTGATGAATTCTCTGGCAGCACTTGGCTAACAGATGAAGTGATACTCGACGGATTCGACCTGTCAACACTTAATGGAGATGTTGTGCCGAAAAAAATATCGTTTGCCTTTGACGGAGATGTGCGGCCGATCGGCGGCGGAAGCCAGTTGATGCAAATCGCCAGCGTCCATCTCCTGCTTGAAGCCGACGTCACCTATCGATTTAGTATCACCAATGAAATCAAGATGATGGCGACGCTTTCTCAGAAGCAGCCAAGCAATAAGGCGGCCGAAGTCATATACAGCGCCTATCTCAAGGACGGAACGTACCTCGGCCAGATAAATACCGTGACCAGTACGCCAGCCATTCAGTCGGAAGTCAACTCGCTGCATTCGCACATGACAATGAAGCTGGCTCAAAATGACGCGACGACGCGCAGCGTAGTCACTGAGATCATGACCGAGATAAACGAAAACATGCTGACTGAGCTGGGTTATAAAATCGTGGGAAGCATGACTACGCCAGTGGGGCTTGGCGACGGCACAAACATCGATACCAACGTCAATATCAGCGCCAGCGTTCGATACGGCGAGTATCTGCCGTGGCTAACCGAAGACGGCAAGACCATCATCACCGAGGACGCAAGGATTATCGTAGTGGCTGATGGCCACCCAGAGGGCCGCTCACTCTTTAATGGCTACATCAGCCAGTGGGAGTTGTCAGCAGGAAACACTGACAGTCAGGTAACCGCAACAGTCCTCAGCCATTCACAGGAGCTGAATCACATCTATCTGCAGACCGAAGCAGAGGTGGCTTATCAGCATAAACCGTACGGACTGGCAACGATGAGCTTCGGCTCGAGGCGATGGGGGTACTGCAACGAAATAATTCAGATCATACAGGTCACCGGCGGCAGCAAGACCGTCGCCGGCATCGAGCTTTATTCAGTGTGTTCACCAGGAACTAGGCAAGATTTCATCGGCGGTAATATGACTACGCTGTATGCAGAGCTGCTGTCATATTCGACCGACATAAATCACGGAACGCTCGAAGCTGGCGGCACTGCGGTGCTACCAGTTGGCGGTGGCATGTACGAAAAGCTGTTCATACCATTCAATAAGAGTGTACGCATGACCAGCGGCAAACGCTTCATCATAAAGTTGTCGGCGCGCGGTGGTTCGCGATACGAAAACATCTTCCCATATCCAGTAGAGCTATTAGTGGACAGGCGCGGCCGCTTTACCACCGGCCAAGGATTGCAGCATAATAATTATCAGAATAATCCATTCTGGCAAGATTTTGGCTGGGATTTGGCATTCTCTCTTTACGAAAGCCCCGGCGACTACAAGCGAGCCTTTTATTCGCAAGACCCAAGCGACATCTTACGCGAGCTGATAGATTTCGCGCAGAAGCAAGGCGCACGCTGTCGCTATACCGAATCCAGCATTGAAGATACCGGCACCAAAGTGACTATTCGCTTTAATGACGTGACGACAATTAGTGAAGCCATCGCTGCCGTGTTTAAATCGATGCCGGCCGACTGGCACTACTACTACGATTATGCCGAAAATATCGTGCATGCCCACCCGAGGCCGACAACCGTGAAGCGCAAGCTGCAGCGCGGCAAAAACGTCATCGGCACACCGAAACTCGTCAAGACTATCGAGGAGCTGGTGAACGACGTGATATTCATCGGCGGCGAAAAAGCAGACGGCAAAACTCTCGTGGTGGCCGGCCGAGACGACCGCAGTATCGCCGAGATACGCCGCGGCTTCAAAAAGCTGTCTGACAGCCGCTACAAAGACGAAACCAGCGCCAGGCTGGTGGTCGAGGGCGAGATTCAGCGAGGCAGCAAGCCGGTATTCTCGGGAGAAGCGACGTTCGCATCGCCAAAATACGAGGCGTTGGATATCCATCTTGGCGAACTGACGCAATATCAGGGCTTCAGTGCGACGATGGACGCGCCAGAAATGCAGATTGTCGCCATCACGCAGAAGCTCGAGACCGCAGAATTGAAATTCAACATACTACGACCGAGATTATCGAAGCGAATTCAAGACTTGAAGCGCAATATGGACAACCGCGAACGCGAATCAGAGTGATATAATAAATCTAAACGAAAGGAATCATCAAAATGAACCCAGGCCAGCAAAAAATAAGTCAATTCCAGCCAGTAGAAAGCACGAGAGCGAACGATATTATACCGATCGTCCGCGACGGCCAGAACCGATCGATCACAATCGGCAAATTTACCGGAGTTTTGCCAAGCGGGTGGACAACGCCGGCCGAAAACTGGACTTATAGCAATTTTGACAACGGAATAGCTGCAATCACTGTGCCGGAGGGCGATATCCGCCGCTATCCAAACGGCCTACGGGTGCAGTTTAAACAGGGAACGCCGCCAACAACCAGGTTCGGTATCGTTGTAGCGTCTACATCAACCATGGTTTATCTTTATATGATAAACGGGACGAAGCTAGAGAACCTAGAAATACGTGACATCTTTGTCTCGCCAGATTTCGCGCCAGGAACTGATGAGGGCGTCGATTTCTTGGGAGCAGTACCAACAAGAACGACTACTGCAGAAGTTGGAGTTTTGAGAGGCACTTATACTCGTCATGGAAATTTGGTAATCTGCGATTTGAAAACTACAGCAACTTTTCCTACTGGACAAACCGCACTCAATAACGTAGTTCCTCAAGGCTATGGGATTTCTCAAGCTCAGGGCTCGGCGTTGATGGTTTTAGGTGGGTGGAACAATCGCGTGCTAAAAGGCATTGCTACTGCTCGATTTTTCGCAGACAGGAGAGTTGAATATGTTTCAAACAATGCTTTTAATGAGTGGTATGGCACAACCACCTGGGTCACTGACGATCCATTCCCAGTCCAGTAGTTTTATTCACAACACCACCTCTAAAGCTTTGCAGTAAGCCGGCACAAAATGCTAAAATTAGTTTGATGAACGAACAAAATAAAGATAGTGAAGCGTTGCTGCATGAGATCGATAAAAAGGTGGCAATTCTGTCGACAGACATGGAATATACGAAAAAGTCCGTGGCCAAAATTGAGGGATCGGTCGATTCGCTAGTGCAGCAGCTGGCTAGTATGAAATTTGTCACGCCGGAGATTTTGACAAACTACATCGATAAGCACTCGGCTGATCACGATAAGATAAATGAACGGCTCGAGGCGCTCGAAGACAAGGCTGAGACTGAAGCCAAGTCAATGATGGCTACGCTGCGGCTAAAATTCAAGGATTGGGCGGCAAACGCAATCGTTATATTAGTGATTGGTTTAATGCTGTTTATTCTGATGAAGCTAATCGACGGTAGCGTGAGAATCCCGAGCGTGCTATCATAGGGTCATGAGAGTTAAGGCTACCAAACATTCGATCGGGCGATGGGTCGCCCGCATACTTTTGACAATTCTGATAGTGATGATTTTATCTGGAGCGGCCGTCATTTGGCGGTGGTATCCGGTGATTGACCGCTTGATGAATTGGTGCAAATATTATCCGCAATCGCTTGGCGACTGCAGAGAAGTAATAAGAAAGGGGAGTCAATGAAAGGAATTGACATATCAAGCTGGCAGGCTGGCTTGGACGCTGGTAAAATCCCGGCAGATTTCGTCATCGTAAAAGCGACGGAGGGAACGAACTACGTCAACCCAAACTGCGATCAGCATTATCAGCAAGCAGCCGCAGCTGGCAAAAAGCTCGGTGTTTACCACTTTGCGAGAAACGGCAGCAACGACGCGATCGCTGAGGCTGACTTTTTCGTAGACAATATCCAAGGCTACATTAAGCATGCTATGCTTATTCTCGACTGGGAAGACGGCGGCAACGTTGGCGACGTAGCGTGGGCGCGCCGCTGGCTCGATCGAGTGCAAGAGCGAACCGGCGTAAAGCCACTCATCTATATGTCAGAGAGCGTGGTGAACAGCCACGACTGGAGCAGCGTCGCTGGCGCTGACTACGGCCTCTGGGTGGCGAAATACCGCGACATGGCCGTCGACTTCAACTACGACATGAGCCAAGCCGGAACGCCGCCAAGTGTCAAATACTGGGACGGCTATGCAATGTGGCAGTGGACATCAAGCGGCCGACTTGACGGCTGGGGCGGCAACCTCGACTGCAACGAGTTCTATGGCGACGCTGAGGCATGGGATAAATACGCAGGCGGAGCGCCAGCACCAGCTGGACACAGCGGGCAAATTGCCAACCCACAACCAGCACCAGAGCCGCAGCCGACATATACAGTTCAGCCAAACGATACGCTGAGCGAAATCGCCGAAAGATATGGCGTAGACTATCACTACTTGGCAGCAATTAACGGTATCGCAAATCCACATGTGATTTATGCAGGCCAAGTATTGCGAGTGCCAGGTGGAAGCGCGCCGGCCGAGCGAACCGTGACGGTTCAATGGGGCGATAACCTTAGTACGATAGCGGCCGCTCACGGAATGGACTGGCAGACGCTGGCTCGAATCAACAACCTGCCGAACCCGGATCTAATCCACCCAGGCGACGTTTTGAGGCTGCCGTAATGGAACCGGATTTGTCAAAAATAACCATCACCAAGTCCAGCTTGTACTTTCGTGAATGCAAGGCTTGCGGCTGCGTGACGCTGCACATCGGCAAGACCACGCCGCAGATGCCAGCAGGCTCAACATACAACGACTGTCTGCAATGCCTAGTGGACGCGCACAGCGTCCCAGGCTTGAGCAGGTGGCACGACCCAAAAACGGGCGAGCCGCTGAAAGATCCGCGAGGAGCTGTGATTCAGCGAACAATCGATGCCAAAATCCAAAACACCGAAAATTGTCTAATCGGAAGCAATTTCGCTTGAGAGATGTAAACTAAAAAGCGTTTTACTTGACATCTGCAAGCAACATGTAAAGTAAATGTAAATTTTAAGGAGAACTTGACATGATGACTAACTTCATCACTACAATTTTAATACCAGCAGCAGTTATCGGATTTGCTGAATTAGTGCGTCGACTGTTTAAGAGAGACTTCGAGGCGGTGATTATCATCGCAGGAGCGGCGGCAATCGGCGTCGGACTTTCGCTGCTAACGAACCACGACTGGACATACGGATTGGTCGCAGGTTTGAGCGCCAGCGGCCTAGTCACCGGCTTGCAAAAGTTCGGCGATGCTGTAAAATAGAAGTGGAATCGTATCGATCCTCAGACGAGCCAATCTTACCGCAGGTAGCAGGAATCCCGCAGCCCTCCGCTGCGGTTTTCTTGTGCTAGAATTAAAAAAGAGGAGGCGTTAGTCGAAGCGTCTCCTCGCCGAAAACTCCCTAAAACAAACATTATCTACTAAATCAACCGAGCCAGTTCGCACATAATCCTGGCTCGGTTTTTGTTTACCAGAGAACGCCGCGGACGGCGTACCAGGCAGACCAGCCGTTGCCGTTACGAGCCTGGCGCTCGCGGTATATCTGCAAAGCGTAGGTGGCCGCCCAGACAGGATCGCGCCAGTCGCCGCCCGAGAAATAGCCGCGATGCCACCTGTCGTTTATCTGGAAGCAACCAAAGTCACGCGAGCCATCGAAGTTGACTGCACCGATGGCCGCCGGAAGCTCGGTACGATTTTCATGTGTCATGACGGTGATAGCTCCGGCTTGCAGATGAGCCGGCCAGACCTTGGCAATGGCCGACCGGCAGGTTTCCGGTGCAGGCGCAGGTGCAGGAGCGGCCGGCTCTGCCTTTTTCTGCTCGGTTTTGGCGGCTGGTTTTTTGTCAGACGGGTCAACGGTCGGCTTTTTGTCCGCAAGCGTTTTATAAGCGGAATGAGAAGCCGAGGCTGAAGCTCCCGGCGGCGTTGGCTGTCGGAATGAGTGAATCGTAACCGACAGCACCGCGACTAAAATCAATAATGCGAGTTTTTTCATAAAGCACGCTAGTTACTTTTTGGCGACGTCGCCCTCCGCAAGCCAAGCCGACTTGATCAGCTGACTGACGCTATAAAGGCCAAGCATAACCGCTAGCGCAGTAACAATTATATCATTGTAGCGAATCATCAGGTAGCCGCAGGCAGCAGCAGGCACGACAATCGTGCCGACGCGCCAGATAGTACGAGCGCCGCGAGCTGTTGCGATAAATTTGTCGTTCTTTTGAAGTTGTTCTGTGAAGTTTTTCATTTCGTTATTCCTTGTTTGATGTTATTTTTACAATTTGTGCCGGCTACAATGCCGCCGGCGAGGCAATCGGTATTATTTTACGTAGTTGATGTCATCGACCAGTACTTCGTAGAAAGCCAGCAGGCGGTTGAGGTTGTAAGGATTAGTTACGTACTCATCGTGAATGAAGCTCCGCTCGCCAGTTCGCTTATCGCGGACATTGACGCCGCCGCCAGTGACAATCGCGCCAGATTCGATATCCTCGATCAGGCTGATTGTGAATGGTACGAACTTTTGGTCTTTCATGGTTGGTAGTCCTTTCGTTTAATTGATTGTACTTTTAGTATAGCAAACACGAGCGATAAAGTCAACACTTTCAGCAAAGATTATTCGATAATTACCCCATATCAGAGGTGAACCTGTGGAAAACTCCGAGATAATCCGGAAATTCCGGATAATCCAAAAGCACACCGCCGAAACGGTGTGCTGCGTAGGAGTTTTGCGGGGGCTACCTAACCCGCACCTCCATTATAACGCGGATTTGGTTCGCCGCGCCACTCCGCATGCTCCACCCGGGTGAGTAGAAGCTCGATCCGCGGATTATAGGCGTCTTTTGCGACACCAGAGCCATCGTGAGAGACGAGAAGCCAGGCGTTGTCGTCGAGAATCATCTTCTTGTCTTTCATCACGTCCTGAATCCCCTCGTAAAGAGCCGACAGGTCGACAGTACCAAAAGTTCGGACGAAAAACCGAGCGCGAAGATTAAACGGAAAATCAATCGTCTTCCATTCCCGACAGGCGAGGATTTGAAACACGCTGATGGCCAGCTCGACCTGGTCGTTGGCTAACTTCAGCCATCGATTGTAGGCGGCCGTGTTGTATTTGCGCGATCGGCCGCCGCGAAAGGTGACCTTTTGGTTATTTTTCTTGACCGCAGGCTGCCCCAAGACGGTGAAGCCGAACGAAACCAGCCTGCCGTCATCGTCGATTACGTAATTGAGCTTTATATCTTGAGGCTGGATAGTGGTCCCAGCCTCTATTGGCGATAATGTGGTTGATTGCCGCTGCATGCTCATTTAGCTTCG